TGGACTAATATGTCTACATCATCTACAACTGCATTATACCAAAGTACACCATTTCTATAACTATTAATAATAGGTGAATCACTTGCATCATATGTTAATGGTCGCCATAAACTTGCCCTCAATTGTGTATCGTTTGAATTTTCTACATAAGAAAGGTTGCCTTCTAAAGCAGGAGTTAGGCCAAGTAATGTTAATAAAGATCCAGTTGTATCTTCTAGTTGCATCTCGCCACCTAGTTGATGTTTAATTACAACTTTGTTATTTGCGTCTACTGAAGCTTCTACGTTAGGTATAGCAGAGTTATTAATAGCTTCCGCAACAAGTAAAGAATCTCCTGCATCTCCTTGAGTTGTTACATTGACAGGTATAGCTGCTGTCATATTGATATTTGCGGCTTGGCTTGACATTATAGTAAAAGTATATAATTGAGCAGGCAATGTTCCTGCTGTTACTGCCTTAGATGTAATCGTAGTTTGACCAATATTCCATCTTCTATAAATCTTAAAATTTGCTAATGCAGGATCATCATAACCTGTATTTGAATGAACAAATAATTCGCCAGTTAGTAGATTAGATCCTCCGCCTGCTTTATCCATGTAATATAATGCTGCTACAAATGAACTGTAAACATTTGGATTTGTTGTTTCCCAACTACCAAGATCATCTAACCATTTATTTACAACAAATTTTGCTCCTGAATTTGGTGTAGATGTTTTTAACCATATCGATCCAGTTGGTCTTGGATTAATATCTGATTGTTTAAACGTTGGTATTGAAGTATGTGGTCCTACATGAACAGTAGGAGGATAATAACTATCTGCATCAATTGCATAAGCTGTTAATATTGCTGCATCTCCTGTAATTACAATAGGACTTGTTCCATTTGTATAAATGTTCAATCTACCATTAGCTGTGTCTGCTGATAGGTAAGCTAAATTTAATCCATTTATTCCATCTCTTAATGAAGCAAGTGTATCGCCATTTTGTAATTGTATAGCGGCTCCATCTATGACAAATTGTCCTGCTTCTGTTAAAGGTACATTGACATTTCCCGAAGTAATTGTTGGCCAACTTTTTCTCCACGCTTCGCTTCCTACTTGATGCCATCCTGCTGCTGATCTATAATATACTTTAATTAAAGTTGTCGTATTAACTACAGCATAAGAACCAACTGATCCTATCGCATTTTTCGGATTGTTGTCAGAATCAACATCATTAGGATCAGTAATTATTGTTGGAACTTTATTTGTAAATACTTGTCCTCCTGCAATAATTGCATCACTATTCCATTCTTGTATTCCGTAAACTGTTTTGCTTGAATCTAACCAATATGATCCATCTGTTGGGTCTTCTCCTGGTGCAGAAATTTTAGGCTCGAGCTGATTTAAATCAATGTTTGCTCTAGTCACAAATGCTCGATTAGAAACTCCTAAAAATGAATAAGCAGCCTGTAGTCCATACTCATTTAATTCACTTCCATGGATAGGTGTGTTATTGTTGTCTACCTTAAATATCGGATCGCCAAATGTATCTACTAAATCTCTTTGAGATGTAATAAGATATGGCACTCCGGCATTTGCAGATAGTGTACCCTCGGCAGTACCTGAACCTGCCCCATTTAATTTATTTTCAGCTGTAGCAATGAAAATCATAGGAAGTGTACCTGGCTCTGCTGGTACATAAAAACTTTCATCTACAACGCTTACTTGAACTCCTGGTGATAATAAAGCCATTTCAAGAACTCCTCATGTTAATATATGTCTTTTCTACAAGTATTTATGTATTTTGTTGAAAAAAATATTGTTAGAACTGCATGAAAAAGGGGCGTAAAAGGTGACATAAATAAATTTATGAGACCATTGTGCATTTGCCGTCAGCGACCTGCGGCTGTAAATTATAAAAAAAATGGTAAAACTTACTATAGGAAAAAATGTGAAATTTGTTTGAAATATAATCAAACAGGTGTAGGAATTCCAAAATGGAAATTAGCCGGTTATGAAAAGAAAAAATTCTGCGAAAAATGTAGATTTCAGAGTACATATGCAGAGCAATTTAATGTTTATCACATTGATGGTAATTTAGATAATTGTAGAATTACAAATTTAAAAACAATTTGTGCAAATTGTCAACGTATACTGCAACGCGAAGGAGTTAAATGGAAGCAAGGTGATTTATTACCTGATTTTTGAATTTATCCAATAATAAAACCGTATCCTGAACCTCCAGGAATAGCAGTTGCAATTTCTTGCTCTAATTTTTCCATTTCTTGTTGTGCTTCATTTTTAAGAGTATCTCCGTTTAATTGTCCTCCACCTTGTGGACCAGCTATTGTTGCAAACTTAGATCTAGCTTCGCCTAGCATCATTTTACACAAAGCTAATGAATAATCTCTAATCCAATTTTTTGCCATATAATCGTCGAGTAATTGTTCATCTGGTCTATAATTGTAACATTCTAAAAGTAATGTTTCTTCTGCTTGCGGTCTTTGTAGAATTGTTATAGTGTGTGTTGTTCTACTCCAATTAAATTCTATGAAGGATCCAAACATTCTACCTACTAACTCTTGATACTGCGAAAACATATCATAAGTTGCAAGACCACCTAAATTAGAACTAGCTAACAAATATGTATTTGTATAAGCTAAATTGAAAGGTTCGTATAAACTTCCACCATCACCGCCACCAGTTCGTGAACCTATACTTCTTCTAAAAATTTTTTTCACTTCCACAATTTCTGGAGGTAGTACATATGCGTTTTGATCAATTATTGTTGGCATAAAAAAATATCCTTTTTCGATACTATTTTCAGATCTTTGCCTAAATCGTGATAATGCTTTAGATAAAGCCGTTTCGTAATGTTGAGGATCTAACTCAACATCTATCATTCCACCGCCTAACATTGTATGAATGTAAGTAAAAACATCTTGTTTTTTTGTTGTATTTCCTGCCATTATAATATCTCCTTTAATATTTATCTTTAACTAAATATACATATGCCAAGACTTTCTTTATATAAACCTGAAAAAGGTAAAGACTTTGAATTTATAGATGCAAGAATATTTGAAATGTTTACTATTGGTGGAACTGATATAAATGTACACAAATATTTAGGACCTAAAACGCCTGAAGGAGATGCTGTAACACCGGCAACACCTGGAGGTGCAGATATTTTTGATCCTGCAAGTGTAAGTATACAAGATTTATTATTTTTAGAAAATAGAGATAAAAAATACGAACCAGACATCTATACGTTTAGAGGTATTTATAATGTACAGGATATTGATTTTAATCTAACTCAATTTGGACTTTTTTTAAATAATGATACTATTTTTATTACAATCCATATTAGAAGCACAGTAAAAACTATTGGAAGAAAACTGATTGCTGGTGATGTATTAGAATTACCTCACCTAAGAGACGAATATGCGCTGAATGATTTAAATACTGCTTTGAAAAAGTATTACGTTGTTGAAGAAGTTAGTAGAGCGTCAGAAGGATATAGTCCAACATGGTATCCACATTTATACAGATTAAAATGTAGACAAATATTTGATAGTCAAGAATACAATGATATTTTTACTTTACCTGTAGACGAAGATGTTCCTGCAGAAGGTTCTTTACGCGACTTAATGTCTAATTACGAAAAAGAAATAGCAGTAAATGATGCAATTATTGCCCAAGCAGAATACGATGCACATAAAAGTGGATTCGAAACACGGCATTTTTGGTCTATTCAAAGAGATGCGTTAGGTAATGTAGAGATAGTTACTGTGGATAGTACTACACTTGATGCAAGTTCGGGAGAACTAGCTGATAGAATTATGCAAACACCTGAAAGAACAGGTTATGTAGGTTATCTATTAGGAGATGGGATACCCCCAAATGGTGAAATTTTTGGGTTCGGAGATGCATTTCCAGAACTTAATGAAGCTGGAGATTATTTTTTACGAACTGATTTTATTCCAAACAGATTGTTTAGATTTGATGGAACACGATGGCGTAAAATAGAGGATGCGGTTAGACATACTCTAACTAACACCGATGAAAGAAATACCCTAGTAACTTCATTTATAAATAACAAAAACCAAACAGTTATTGATGGCGAGATTATTGAAGAACGCCAAGGAATAAATGAAGCATTACGGCCTAAAGTAGATAATCCTTGAGAATAAATTATGCAATATTTTTATGATGGGCAAGTTAGAAAATACGTAACCCAAGCTATAAGACTTTTTAGTAATTTTAATATCAGAGATGTAGACGGAGAATTAAGACGAATTCCAGTATTGTATGGAAATCTTTCAAAAGAAGTTGCGTCTATTTTAAATGACAATTCTGAAAATAAATTTCCAAGTGCTCCGAGAATGTCGGTTTATATAACTGGACTTGAACAAGATAGATCTAGAACTTCTGATTACAGTTTTGTAAGTAAAATCAATGTTACTGAGCGACAATTTGATCCTGTAAAGAACGAATACTTAGCAACAAGAGGAAAAAATTATACTGTTGAAAGACTGATGCCTACTCCATATATATTACGGATTAATTTAGATATATGGACAACTAATACCGATCAAAAGTTACAAGTTTTAGAACAATTGTTGGTTTTGTTTAATCCGACTTTAGAAATACAAAAAAGTGATAATTTTATAGATTGGACCAGTTTAACAATTGTGAATTTAGATAGCATTAGCTATTCAAATCAAGTTACTGGATCATCTACAGGAGATGATATTGATATCGCCTCATTGTCTTTTTCTATTCCAATATGGATTACTGCTCCTGTAAAAGTAAAAACATTAGGTATAATTACTTCTATAATTACAAGTATATATAATGAACAAGCTGGTAATGTTGAATTTGATATGACGGTACCTCAAATGCAAGCCTATATTACAAATATTGTATCAGCAGATATTAGGAATAAAATTAAATTAGACGAAGATGGCAATGTTGTAAGAATTAAGCAAGAATCATCAACTATGTTTAAAAAGGATGTAGATAGTGTACAAGTTACTACCTATCACAATTATGATTTGTATGTTTATCAAGATAAAATAGAACTATATCAATTTGGTAAAACTACAGGAACTTTTTGGTATGATATTTTTACAGCTTCTAAAGAAGAATTTGAAGATGGTATTAGTGAAGTAAGATTGCAAAGAAAGGATAATGATTATGAAATAATTGGAAAAATGTCGTTAGACACGCAAGATCCAACTATAATGAATGTAGTATGGGATATAGATACACTACCTAGTGATACTATTCTAGCAGGAGCAACATCTATAAATTACATAATAGATCCTGTTAAAACAAATCCAACAGATATTAAAACACCTGGTTTAAGATTGTTATTATTAAATGAAGGAATTGGCTCAGCAGACAATATAGATGGAGCAGATGCATGGAAAAATAATGACAATACAGATTTTGTAGCAAATGCTAATGATATTATAGAATGGAACGGAACAAACTGGGTTGTAATTTTTGATTCTAAAAACAGTACTGATAGCATAATTTACACAACAAATTTAAATACTGGTGTCCAGTATAAATGGGAAAAGGGTGATTGGTTACTAGCATACGAAGGTGAGTATCCAATAGGAACATGGAGAATTGTTTTCTAGCATAATTAATTTTATGAAAGAAATAATTTGTAGTGGAGCACTGATTTACAGTCTAATCTCAAAAAGATTTTTATTTTTATATAGAGAAAAAAGCAAGCAGCATCATCTTTGGGGTCTAGTAGGCGGTATGAATGAAGAAACTGAAACTCCTTGGACTGCTCTACAAAGAGAAATTGTAGAAGAAATTGGTGCTACTGAGATACTTAAATCAATTCCACTTGAAACATTTATTAGTAACGATGAAAAATTTCTATTTCATACTTACTTATGTGTTGTAGAAAATGAATTTATTCCTAAATTAAACGAAGAACATAGTGGTTATGCATGGGTTGAATTTGGAAAATGGCCTCTTCCTTTGCATAATGGCTTAAAAAATACTCTTTCAAACAAAATCAATAAGCATAAGCTTAAAACAATTATTCAAGTTATGCATTTAATATAAAAAATAATTATGACAGATGATAAAGTTACTCAATATAGCTGGGGATATGAAATACACTGGGCTAGGAAAGAACAATTCTCCGGAAAAATTTTAGTTTTTACACGATCTAATTGTGCTACAGACATGATAATGCACAAAGAAAAAACAAAAAGCTTTTTTGTTAACAATGGTAAATTTAAAGTGCGGTGGATTAATATAACAAACGGTGAAATCTTTGAGGCAGAAATAAAAGAAGGTGCGGTTTTCGATGTAGATAGCATGATGCCATATCAACTCGTTAGTCTAGAAGATAATGGTTCGTTATCTGAAGTTTCGTCAGGAGATCCTAATAATCAAGATAATTTTATTATCGTAAAATCAGGAAATAATAATGCTACCAGCTCTATACCAAAGTAAAAAAGTTCAAAGAGATTTTCAATTTATCCAAACTAAAATAAACCTAGTTTCTAATAAAGAAATTAAAAATAAATGCAATATTTTGCTAAAAGAATTAAAAAAAGAAGTAGCAAATTTAGAGAATAATCATAAACTTGGATTGTATGATATTTTTAATAGTACAATGCTTAACTCTTCTAGAGAAAAAATTTTTTCTCTAAGAAAAAAATTAAAAATTTTATTAAAAGAAAATATTTAATCTCTACCAACTACAATTTCAATTAAACCAGCAGAGCTATTAATTTTATTGTCTAAAGATTTGCCTATCACTGAACCTACAGGAGGTTTATTATTTACTATGCAGTATCCGTTTTGAGCTGCTGATACTAATAGATCTCCTTTTTGCACAACTCCAACTACTTTTACAAATACTCTACCTTGTAATGCTATTGGAACTATGTTGTCTCCTTTACAATTAGAATTCATTAAATAAGCAGGGTCGGCAGATACAACACCTGCTACTCTTGTATCATTTTTGATATTAGTTGTAGTTACTTCTTTAGCACCTCCAAAAATAACAACAGTTCCGGCTTCATAACACTCATCTGCTATATAATTTTCTGCTAAGTCGGCATATTGTGCATTTAGAGCAGTACCATTAAAAACAGATGCATATATTGTATTCCAAACATCAGTAGCATTACCTATTGTGTTGTTTACCCCAGATGGTATAATATTTCCATAAACAGTAATATTATTACTGAAAAGGTTGTTCCAAACCTTTTCAGTGGATCCTATATCATATGTGTTAGTAATATCTGGAAGAATTGATTGTGCAGTAACATCTTCTATAGTAATACTCTCTGCGGATAAATTTGTTGCAGTAACATCTTCTATAGTAATACTCTCTGCGGATAAATTTGTTGCAGTAACATCTTCTATAGTAATACTCTCTGCGGATAAATTTGTTGCAGTAATGTTAGTACTTGTGATGTTGTTAATGTACAATTCATTCCAGCTGTTATCTACTCTACCTAAATTATTTGTTGATACTAAAGGAATAATGTCACCATTAGCTGCCCTTTCAAAAGCATCATTAATGTTATCAACATTTAAATAATTGCCCATATTTAAGGTATTGTATGAGTAATAATATAATTCAGCAGGAAATGTATTCTTAACTATAACTTGTACATGCCTGTAACTAGCAGCTCCAAATTTTCTTGCGTATTCATCTGGACCGCTTACTTGATCATTATTGATTACATAAATAATTTCTTCAAACATTGTACCTTCACCTAAATGTCCATTTGCGTCATCTGCTGAAATAATTAATGGATGAATATTAGGTTCTTGTCCCTCTAAATTAGGAAAATATTCGTTTGAAGGATCATTTTGATCAAAAATATAGGTAAAACCTTTTAACAAACGTAATACAGGTTGCTTTTCGCCATCCACATTAAAAATAAGATTTTCATTGCTATCATATTCTACAGTGACAATATGTCTAATTGCGGCTATTTCTGCTAGTCCAGCAGACTTTGCAATTGTACTTTCGGTTACAACTTCGTGCCCACCTTTTTTCCTTCCATCATAAGCTCTTATAGTCGCAGTATCCATACTGTAATATAATTCTCCGCTGGATCCGACATTTATATTTAAAAAATCGTTATCTCGTGGAATGATGCGTATTCTATTTACGATAGGTGATGATGACATGTCTTACTTTCCTAATATTTTATTTACTTTCGTGTTTAATTCTAAATTTGCAATCTGACGAATGGTTTTGTATTTGATTATCAATTTCTTTTTCTGATTTACCACAAAATAAACAAACTAAATTTGTATTGTGATCATCAGTTGGTAATCTTTTTTTTGGGTAATCCATAAATAAACTCCTAATTAAAATAACTATTAAATATTTATATGAATACTATAGAAAAAATTATTATTTTAGGTGGCGGTACAAGTGGTTTTATATCAGCCTTTATCTTAAGGAAAAAACATCCTAATTTAAAAATACAAATTATCAAATCAGAAAAAATTGATACAATAGGCGTAGGAGAAGGAAGCACTGAAAATTTTACAAAATTCCTTGAATATGTCGATATTGAGTATAAAGATATATTAAAAAATTGTGGTGCAACATTAAAATCCGGTATTATGTTTAAGGGCTGGAGCGATAACGATTTTTTACAAAGTATTAGTGACGGTTGGAATATGCAAACAGATTTTTATCCTATTGCATTTGGTAATTTGATTGTAAATAAGTCTACAAATGATCTTTTTGTAAGCGAGCATTCTTTGAACAATAAGGTGAATACGTGGTTTTTGCAAGATAAAAATATTTGTCCTACAGCGCAATTTCATTTTGATAATTTTAAATTAAATTCTTATTTTGAAAAACTAGCAAGTAAGAGAAATATTAATGTCATTTATACAGAAATAAAAAAAATAAATTTATCTGCTAATGGTAACATACAAAATTTACAAAGCGAAGATTCTATATATACAGCTGATTTCTTTATTGATGCATCAGGATTTAGAAAATTTTTAATAAAGAAGCTAGATGCAAAGTGGAAAAGTTGGAAAAAATATTTTTTCCTAAATTCTGCAATTACATTTCAAACAAAATCTAGTGAAAATATTGATATGTGGACCACAGCACAAACCATGGAAAACGGTTGGTTGTTTAAAATTCCTTTAACTGACAGGAACGGAAATGGTTATATTTACGATGATAGATATTGCACAAACACGCAAGCTGAACAAGAAGTTAGAGAATTTTTAAATCTTGATATTACTGTTGCAAAAGAAATTAAATTTGAACCTGGATATGTCATAAATCCTTGGATTAAGAATTGTTGTGCTATAGGTTTGAGTTCTAGTTTTGTAGAACCTTTAGAAGCATCTTCAATTGGTGTAACAATTGAACAATCATTTTTACTTTCTAAATTATTAGTTAATTATAATGATTATACAATAAAAAAATATAATACAATTAATGAAAAAATCCTTGAAAATGTGAGAGATTTTATTTCCTTGCATTATATAACAAAAAAAAATAATAGCCAATTTTGGAAGGATATTCAACACAATTTAATTATTTCTGATAAACTTGCTCATTTACTTGAAATTTGGAAAAATAATTTACCAAACAGATTTGATTTTTTTGATTATTCGCCCAGTTGCTTATTTAGCGAATTGCATTTTATCCTAATTCTTAACGGATTAAAATTATTTAATGCTGAAAGTATAACTAGAGAGTATAAGTCAATTGTATCTGCTGTTGATGAAAGGATTGTTTTAGATACATTGGACTTTCAAAAAAATTTACGATGCGACACAATACCACATAGATTGTTTTTAGAATTTTTAAAGAATATAAAAAAAGAAAATTATGAATAGACTGTTTACATTTGGCTGTAGTTTCACATTATATAATTGGCCGACTTGGGCAGATTTATTTGGGTTAGAATTTCCACAAGCCTACAATTGGGGTTGTCCAGGAATAGGTAATAGAGGTATTCTAGAAAGGCTTTTCGAATGTGATGCTTGTATGAATTTTGCTCCTACAGATACAGTTATAATACAATGGACTAGTTATTTACGGCATGATTACATGCGAACAAATACTAACGATAAAGAAAAAAACTCTTCATGGAAAAGGATATCTTCATGGAAAACTTGTGGCAGTATTTTTGCCAAAAATAATCAAAATATTTTCGACCGTAATTGGATTAATAAATTTTGGGAAGAACGTGCTTATTTTATACATACCCTTAATGCAATTGTAGGAGCAATAGGATTTTTAGACGGTAAAGGTTGTAAGTGGGCAATGACGTCTATGAATGATTTATGTGCTGTAGGAAATAATATTGAAGATAAAACTTTTGGCGGAGAATATCAAAATTCAAAAAATTTACCAAAATTTTGGGATTTAGATAAAAATTTAGATTTTTATAGAACAAAAATTTGGGAAGATAATAAGGACAAATGGATATCGCCAATAATAAATGTAAAAGAAGAATGTCCTGAATATAATGCGATATTTAATTTTGAAAAAAGGACGGAAGGCGCATGGGAAGAAGCTCATCCCTCAGTGATGCAACACGCTATTTGGTTATTAAGTTTAAAAGATTATCTACAATTAGATGTTAATTTAACCAAAGAACAAGCTAAAATGGTTAATGAAATAACTAATTTTCAAAATACTGCAAAAGATTATAAAGATTTTGAAGGAAAAATTAATAACACGCTCTGGGGTAAAACAATAAGAGTTGCAGGTTTATAGCTTTCTTAATCTGCTTCCTGGGGGACCCATTATGTATTCCATGGCAAAGCATTAGCAAAATCATATAAGTTATTAACAATTGTTGTTTTATTTTTTATTTGCCTAAAATTGCTTTTTGATAGCATTTTTTCAGTCTCTAATCCTTTACCTGTTTTTACCAAAACTGGTAGGGCACCTACACGCAGAGCTGCTTTTAAATCACTAATACGATCTCCTACGAATGCACCTCCTTTAAATTTTAAACCACATTCTTGTTCAGCTCTTTGAAACATACCGATATTGGGCTTCGCATATATATCTTTCTTGAATGATGTAGTGCTGTAATATATTCCGCTTATATTTGTGCATCCAACAGCGCCTAGTTTTTCTAACAAAATTTGGTGAACATTCTGCACATCTGGTATTGATATTTCATTCGTATGAATACCCGGTTGGTTTGACAAAATTACAACGTTGTAATTTTTATCTCTAAGCATTTTAATTGCTTCTAAGCTCCCTTCTATAGGATTAACTTCATTAACAAATTTTATAGGCTTGCCAATATCATGTAAGATAGTGCCATCTCTATCTAGTCCAATTGTAATATTATTCATATTGCGTCAATATTAAACGATATGGAAATTCTTTCATGTTCTACTTCTTGTTGTTCTACTTTGTGTAACAAATAACTAGGAAATATTAAAAGCATTCCAGATGTAGGTTGAATAATGAAATCTGTTGTGTTAAATTCTGTAGGAAATTTTTTTCTGCAATTATACGGCCAACTACTTTCTAATACAGTTTTATTTTGAAATATTATTTTTGCATCATTGTTTTTGCAATTTAAGTAATAAACACCACTGTATAGATGGGGTATATGCTGATGTGGTTCGTGATAACTGTAAATTCTATTAATGTTAAACCAGGATGATGTAATAGATAAATTATCTTGTAACCCAATATCATTATGTAAAGTTGTAGTTTGATCTAAAATAAATTTTTTGAAATCAATAAAAAGTATTTCTTCTAGTAAGTTTGACCCTCCAAAACTTGTATAACTTCCAACAGGATAGTAATTTGTAAAATTTTTGTTTTGTTTTTCGTAATCTTTGCAATAATCTATTACTTTTTTTTTATTAATAAAATCAAAGTTGCTCCGCCACGCAGGCGCACCGAATATAGTAAAAAAATTTAGCATTATAACAATCTTCTTTTTGTTAAAAATTTTGATGGCATTATTATACGTTCGTGATATTCTAAAAAATTTTCAAATTGCGTTTTACTATATTCTTGCATTTGATTTTCTTTTAAATAAAAAATTGTTGATTTATTCTGTAAATATTTTTTGTAAACATAGTTTCATCTATATAAGCACTATGAAATACATTTTGTTGATAAATTATCATTCTATTATATTTCATTTCAACAAGGTGAATTTTTTTCCAGTCACCTTGATCATCAATTAGAAATTTAGTTGGTTTAATTTTATTTTTTTCATCTACATAATTTATATTTTTATCAGAGATCATTTTGCCTTGAAAAGAATAAAATGCAGTTCCACCTGCACATTCCTCTGCTTTATTTAAATAAATTGTAGAAGCAAACGCTCTATAATCAGAGTTATCAATATGCGGAACTCTAGGTGGAAGATTTTCAGATGTCATAACATTTATCATAAATGTTGCCCGCTGAAAACTAGTTATAATTTGATCATTTTGATTAGCTTTTTCAAATTCAGGAAAGACTACTTCTGGAAATATTTTTTGGATAATTTTGTTATATACTGGTCCTAATGAATCTAAAATATAAAAAGCATTTATACGTCCGCTATTCTTTCCTGTTGGTAGATCAGAAGTAATTCGGTCGTTTACTGTGGGCGGAATAGTAAATGCAAGTTCTCTAACTGCATCAGGATCAACATAAAAATCATCAACAATTCCTATTTTAACAAGTTCGCACGGTGTTTTAATTTCTATTATTTGAATTTTTAAATCTTGATTAGTTAAAAATATTTTTTTTTCATCAATAAATTTAATCATTTTTTATGCAAATTATTTTTTTAAACTCAGGCAAAAATAAGTATTCAATATCACTAGAAAATAAAGTTTCCAGTGCATCTTCTAAAGTTTCTACCAATGGTTCGCCGCCTAAATTAAAACTTGTATTAAATAATATAGGTATATTAGTTTTTTGATAAAATTCCTTAATTAAGGAATAATATAAGGGGTTTTGTTTTTCTGTAACAGTTTGAATTCTACAAGTGCCGTCAATATGAACTATTGATGGTATTTTTTCTATATGTGTATCCTTACATTTAACTGCATACATCATATGAGGACTTTCTTTTAAAGTTCTCATATCAAACCAATCATGAGCATGCTCTGCGAGCACAGATCCTGCAAATGGTCTAAAATACTCTCTATTCTTTACTAAGTTTACATAGTCCTTGCCATCTTTAAATGTAGGATCAAATAGTATACTTCTATTGCCTAATGCTCTCGGACCATTTTCTGATCTACCTTGAAATATACTTACGATATTTTTTTCCGTAAGTAAATTTACTACATCTTTATTATCTGCATCAATAATAATACCATTAAATTTATCTACAAGATTTGTAATATAATCTAAATTATATTCATATTTGGGACCTAAATATATAGATTCAGCATATGGCCTAATTTTACTATCTTGGGTTAATTTATGGTAACAAAGTAGTGCAGCTCCCATAGCTGTTCCTGCATCATTACTTACTGGTTCAACATAAAATTCAATATTATGTTTTTTTAATTCATCTAAATAAAAATAATTAGCTACACAATTTAATCCGTATCCTCCACTAAAAACAACTTTTTTTATGTTACTTTTTTCAACAGCTTGTAAAATTAGATTTAGGCAAGCTTGTTGGCTTTCTGTTTGAACTGCATATGCTAAATCTCGCCTATTTTGTAAGTCTGTTACATCTATATTAGGCACAGATTCGTTATAAAAATCAGGATTATTTAATTCTGCATATCTTCCAATATTAACATCTGCTCCATTTGGATATGTTGGTATGATCAAATTCCTATCCGAAGTAATCCAAGAGCCATTACCACCATCTGAATAAATTGCTGGAAAATTATTATTCGGGTTGCCATAAGGAAATAATCCCATAGTTTTTCCAGCTTCAATAGGTGCAAATCCACAGTATTGTGTTACTGCTTCATATGCTTTTACAATTCCTGCCGAATCGTCAAGAATTAATTCAAATGGATCGTCTTGATTCATATAGTCAGCAACAAAATTTGGCATCCGAACCCCGCCCCATGGGCCTCTGCCGCCTTGATGTTTGTATATTGTCTTAAAATTATTAGGATATTTACATGTAAAAAAAGTTTCTAATTCCCAAGTCATTTCCGTTGTACTTCCTATTTGTAACGGAATGTAAGTTCCTGCACCGTCGACAATTACAGCAACTGCTTCATCAAATCCAGATCTATAGAATGCACAAGCTGCATGCAATTGGTGATGCATATAGCTATAATCTAAAACTTGAGGATGGTTATCATGCCTTTCCTTGTGGCTGATTAGTTTTAACTTCCTAGCTAAGCCAGTATAAATATCGTCACCACTAAAGTCTATTTTGCCCGCTGTTTCTTTTAGTGGTTGAGTGTGAGCGATAACAAGGTAATCTAATTTATCAGTAAAATCTAGTATTTTTTTCATAGCAGCAAAAGGACCGCCGTCGTATTTTTGCCGTGATAGCCTTTCTTCTTCAATTGAAAAAATTATTTCGCCATCTCTTAATAAGCAAACACCAGCATTATGTCCTCTAGTGATTCCTGCTATCCATCTTGTCATAATTTTTTTTATCCTTTTAACGATGTTAAACTACCATTACTAATTTCAAATTTTTCTTTTTTGGGTATTTTTGTTAGAGTTTTACTAACCCCTATTGTAGCTTCGATCTTATCAATAATTTTCTTTATAATTTCTTTGCTCATTTCCATACAATTGTCATTTAATCTTTCTATATGTTCTTCTAAAGATATTCTAATTGGACTATATCGCCTAGTTTTTTCACCTATATCAATTATTTGAAATTTATCAAAATCAGGATAAGAAACGTTAATAGGAAATGTAGATCCAAACACAATTGACGATGGCTTAGAAAAAGATCTTGCAATATGTTGTCCAACACTATCACAGCCTACAAAATAATCAGAAATCTCTATTATACCTGCCCAAATTCTTATATCTGGAATTTCTGGCATAGCTACTGGATATTGTTGATTATTATTTTCTTCTAAAACTATAGGAAATTCTGACATTAAAATAACGGCGTATTTTTGTTTTAGTTGATTTATAAGATTTACTGCATCATTTAAATGCATACTTCTAGAACTGTAATCAGATACAAACTCGGCATCATTTATTACACCTCTGCCAAATGGTTGTACTACAACAACTTTTTCTTTTCCAGTTTTTTCTTGAACTTCCTTAATAACCTTAAAAGCTTCTGTAACTTCGTATTTATTAAGATATATATTCGGAGGAGTAAGTGGTCTAATACCTTCGTTATTGATTGCAATATCAAATGCTTGTGATAAACTGCATTTTTGATTGTAATATTCCCAAATTCTATAAGGTTCTGGAGATATTATATCTTTATCTTTGATATAATCCTCAAATAAATTTTTATGCCAATGGTCGAATACTTTTTCATGTAAAGTAGGATGTCCTTTAAAAAAATCAGTACCACCTTCACAAACGATTATAAAATCTTGTGATTTTTCTAGTAAGTTTTCAAATGCTGGTATAGAACAAATTGTTCTGCCAGCACCTCCATTGATAAAATATGCCTTTGGTCTATTCATAAATATAGTTCTTTTAAAAAAAATATTTATGAATAGATTCTTAAGGTTCTTGTATTCCTGGCTTAAATCCTGGAACAGGAGGAAACATTTGTGCTGCAAATATAGGAGGTATATCAGCTAATGCAGTTGGCATGTCTCTTAGCAGTTGTCTATAAGTTAATATTTCTTGTTTCAATGCTGCTGGCATATCTTCAGCTAGCATACCGTCCGAATCGTATAAATATTTGTCTCGTGTACTTTTGATATTGTCCCATGTAACATTTTCCATTACGTCTGACGTCCAGCTTTTGATTGGAATTTGCCATTCTTGAGTTTCAAAATCGTAAGTAATATTGAATTCGTCATAAATATCTCTCGGGACCATAATCGTTGGCTTTTGAACTGGCATATATCCTTCTACATTATATATATCAACCCATTCTCTTGTGAACTGTAAATGAAGTTGATCTGGATTTCCACAGTCATTACCAATTTCTGCTAGCAGTGCCATGTCATCTGATTCTGTTGCATCTATAGTAATCCGTACACTGTCTAGAGCAACTGGACGTTCTAATTCTTCTGCGGTTGTTAGGCACCAACCATTTTCTCTTCCGTCTTCTAGATTTACTTCAAATGTAAGAAATCTTGGTCCACGGTACGTCCATGTATCTGTTTTACCTAAGGTAAAACTTGTGCTCCTCCAGTCATCTGGAACTTTGTATGTAAACGTTTGCTCTATTCTTGGATTGTCCATAAAATTTTTTCCTCAATAATTGAACTTATAAAAAAGTAATTTTTACTATACCTGAGCCACCTTGCCCAGATCCACCAGCACAAGCTTTTGCCCAGTTATTACAATAGTTAGATACACCAGACATACCTCCACCCGAAGGCCAATTAACATAACAACCACAAGAACACCAAGCATCACTTGCACTAGTACCTTGCCATAAACCTATAACAGGCGGTTGTCCAGTAAAACTGGTAGTCCTATAGCAATGACACGCACCGTGACCAAGTTTAGCACCAACTGTGCCCATTATACCTAAATCTGCACCAAATGATCCACAAATATTACAATTTGCACAGCCACTTGTATGATGCCTAGGACCCCATGCATCTCCATTACACATCCATCCGCCACAACCACCTACTACACAAAAATTAGATAAATTGTGACCTGTAACAAAAGATCTACAACCCATACCTGCACTACAAGTATGGCTTTTTGCACATGGCCAACTGCCTCCTGCACAAATAGTGTACTGGCATCCAGGTGCAGTTGCTATTGTTTTGATTGCATAGTTGCCTCCTGCACCTCCAATACTGAAGCTACAGCAATTATAACAGGTGTGTCCTGCTCCACCACCTCCACCTGACCAAATCTCAAAAGTAACTTGTGAAACTTTATCAGGTACAGTCCACAAACAACATTTTCCATTTGCTTGTTCGCAGCAACTGCTGCGATTTGCACAGTTTCTACAATCATGTGCTCTTGCGTTAAATATCCATTGAACACCATATCCGTTACCTGCTCCTGCGGCTATGTGGTCGCACGTTACAATACTACAGGTCGATGCGTCTATATTTTCTTCTGTAATTCTTTTGTAATTCGCATAATTTGCCATTAAATTAACCTATTAATTAAAAGTAACTTTTACTATACCTGAGCCACCTTGCCCAGATCCACCAGCACAAGCTTTTGCCCAGTTATTACAATAGCTAGATACACCAGACATACCTCCACCCGAAGGCCAATTAACATAACAACCACAAGAACACCATGCTTCAGTTGCATTTATTGCTTGTACATTTCCTATAAAAGGAGCTGTTCCTGACCAGGTTCCGTCAGCACCGCTACAATGACAACCCAAATGACCTATTTTCATTCCCATAGATCCACTAATACCAAAATCTGCACCGAACGAACTGCATATGTTACAATTTGCACAGCCACTTGTATGATGCCTAG